GGTGTTTCTTCAACTGGTGTTTCTGGTTCAGCCTCACCCTTTACAGCCTCGTCAAAAGCAGCGTTAAATAGATCATTTGATATGCTTAGTTCATCCTGGGATTCTTGGATTGGTGGCATTGTGATGCTCTCCTTTTGATATTGGTAGTCATCTAACTACATTTCACACTCACTGTCAAGTTAAATATCTACTCAGTTGGCAGTTTCACTGAAGAAAATAAGGCAAGGAGTTCACTCAGTTCTTTAATACGCCCAGAGGTTTTCTCAGAAAGTTCTTTACTCAGTGCAGTCTTCTCCATTTCAATGCGTATAGCAATGAACTCAAACAAATCGTCAGCGACGCTACTGTGGGGTAGCTTTTGCTGTAGACTTGTTTTCAGTTCCTGCTCCCGCTTTTTCAGCTGTGATCTGATCGAGAAGTAATTTAACCTGCTGTAAAGCTGTGCCATCTTTTACTCCTTTCGCGTTGGCGAGTTTCAACGCTATGTTAGATAGACCTTCCTGAACTTTGTTTTGGAGCAATTGAGTAATCTCATTTGCCTTTGCAGCTTTCTCCTGTGCAGCGGCGAGTTGCATTTGCGTTTTGCTGGTGTCAAGACCTTGCTGAACCTGTGCGGCGGCGGCTTGTTGCTGGTCAAACTGTGATACTGCCGCATCAGCGTCTTCTTTTGATAACAGTCGATCAACTGGCAAGTCTCTGGATACGAAGCGATCCTGAAGGATACCGTATGCGTCTACTTGTACGAGATCTCTTGGTGTGAGTGTGCTTATCAGCTGATCCAGTGATGCTCCACGAACTTCCTTTGCCACCAGAGAGATACTACCTTTTGCCATGACCTGAAAATCACCTTTGATGTCTTTCTTCTCGTTAAACTCCATGTTCCATTGTACCAACGACCCCACGAGAGACTTTACAAAACGGTCGAACGAACGCACGTCGTCTTTTGTCACCATATCCCCGCCAGCCTTCATCATAGACATATTATTGCTGGTACGAAACGCCTCTCCGAGCGGCTGGGCATTACCCATAGTCCACGACTGCAAATGACTCTCTGAGTCAAACACTTCAAGCAATTGCCTGCGATACGCAAGGAGGTTGGGAGTGTGATTAGGAATGTCATAAATTCTTAATGCTGGGTAGTTAGCCTCATTACCGTCTCCAGTGCGATGAATAGTCATTCCACCCGAAATGTTGCCAGGGCGTTTGGCACTGTCGACCAGGTCGTCGTTCACCTCGAAAACACTTCTGGCACTTTCTGACATGTTGTCCATCAACATACGGTCTGCCGAACATAACTTTAACTGCGAATCACGAAGCAACTCAACTTTGGCAGTACCTGTAAGTGGCCCATCTTCGTCTTCATCTGGGACAAACTCGTGAAACATGTCGGCGACCGTCTCACCGAACGGAGCTGTATCGGCTTTGATTACCTTGTCATCGATCAACCAAATGTCAGCTAGGATGTCTTTAGTCTGAGCATTTACGGGTATGTTCACGCCTATGTCCATCAGTTCCTGAGCGGTTATAAACCCATAATACCTGATAATCTCGTATTTACGAGCATCAATACCTGCTGCTGTGGTACTGGTTTTCTTGATTACGGCAAGCTCGGTCTCATATTCACGGATCTTATAGTTTCCAGAGTTCTGATCGCGCAAATAGCCAGTGATTATGTCACCAAAATAGTTTCCGTCTTCAGCAAGTTTACGCAGTCCGTGACGGGAAAATGCCTTACGGGTAAATAGTCCCTCTTGTTCATGCCATTTTTCAGCAGACAGGTCTGGGTAAGTGTCCCAAGCCTTCAGTACCGTATAATAAGGTCTCGCTGTGGATTTAGTTACTGAGACAAATTGGCCCGTTGCAGGGTCTAGTTCGAAGGATCTTTCGTCCTGAAATTTTACTTGAGGCCCCTCGGCAACTCCAAAACCATAAATACCTCCGCGTCGAATGGCTTTTTTACACAACTCTGGATAGTCGATGCCCTTATCGGACAGTTGGTCAGCGCACTCCATCTCCATTTGAGTAGCACGTTGCTCGGCAAATTCCTTAACTGCTTTTTCTATCTGTTCCGAGGTTACCGGTTGTACAGGCTGTGGATTTGCAGGATCTTGATTTGCGAGTTCTTGTTGCTGGGCGTAGAGTGTATTGATAATACTCTGCTGATCTTCTTGTGAAATGTTTGGGAATGGGGATGGCTTCACAGTAAAATTTTTCTCCTGTGCAGGGAACATCATTTCCATCATTTTCGCCGTCCAGCCGGTGATCTTCGTGTGGGTGTCCTTTGGATATACTTTGGACATTCCATCTGGAATTTTAACGTCAGGATCATATATGGCTTTGTACTGGCGAAGGTTCTTGAGCCACTGAACTTCTAACTCCCGTCGTTCTTTGGCATAGGTATCAAATTTACTCCTGAGTCGAATACCCAGTTGTTCAAGTTTGTCTTTGTTGATAACTAACATGATACCTCCGTTAATATCCTGTGTAACTGCACGCTGGCTGGTGGTGTTGGATTACAGTAGCAAAATTAGATCGCCCTTCCCGCACATACTCGGAGGGGTTGTATTTTTTACTCAAAATGAACATCGTGCCGTACTGGTCAGCATCAACAACATCTGACCACGGATGTGTTTTATCTGGACTGTCCTTAAATTTATTGTCAGCGGTTTTTTGTCGTGTATATTTGTATTTGCTTCTAAGTGAAGTTATGAGAACTTTGCACTCGGTGTCATACTCAATACCGGGTTCTCCGTCCGGCCACATATTACGAAACGGTTCGTCAAGAGCATTTATTCGGGCTATAGGGTCGTTAGTTTCGGCGCATTTCACTACATTGCCAGAATAAGGCATTGCAGTCACGTATTGTTTTTTGAGTTCTTTTTTTGAACTATTGTCATCACCATCTCCTTGCCGTGTCCAGGATGGGTCACCTACGAATATCAGGGGGTTACTGGAAAAATAGTTCTTGATTACGGGAGCGAGTTTTTGTTTAATGAACGTCGCCATGCTCATGTCAGAGCCAATAGCCTCACGCAGTTTTCGTAACTTGCCGTCATGTCCGAGTTGCATGAAAACCATTGCTGGGTTACGAGCAGCGTCTACCCCAATCACTATCGGTAAAAATGGGTCTATGGGTAAACCCTTCTTGACCCTTCGATCATACTGAAAAGACAACTCATACACTGGTCTTCCAGCCATACTCTTCGCGTACCTTCCGTGTACATAAACGTCTATAAAGTCTCGTTTGGCTCCTTTGGAAAGGTTTTCATAGTAATTCGGAGGTAAGTTTTCAAGATTTTCAGCCTCTGGTGACAGTCCAGATGGCTGTTTAAACGCGTCGCATATAATAATTGAATTGTTGTCACCTTCTTCTTGAGGCAGCCCTTCCATGAGTTTGTAGTGATCGCTATCCAATTCAGGGGGGTTAGTAGTGTATATAATACCAGATCTATAGCGAAATCCATCTGGATATTCGTCTGTGCGTCGGTTTGAAGGATAACGACCACAACGCCCAGCTATGTGAGAGAGCAACGCGACGGGAATTTCACGCGCTTCTTCAACCCATGCGTTTGTAATTTCCAGCGACAGTACTCGTTGCACGTCTTCAGGTGTATCAAGACTTCTAAACAACCAGTCAGACTCAACGTCGTTGAATTTAAAGCGCATAATCATCTCAGACTCACGCCACTTGTAAATTTCAAACGGGAGTAGTCCTATGACTGAGGCCAAAGTCGTATCTTTTAATTGTTGCTTTGTATTACGAACGATCAATTGCTTGCTACGCCTGATACCGTCGCTCATCGGAGGCATGAGTATTGACTGTCTGAGAAGTTCAACAATAGCACCCGAAGTTTTACCCGAGCCTACCGGCCCCATGATGGCGCGAATGTTAGCCTCAGAGAGCATAAACTCTTTAACTGTTTTGGACGGGGTATAATTTAGGGAACCTGATGCCATTATTTTTGTTCCTCATATGCTGGGCATAGATCCCATGCCTGAGTTAAACCATATTTGTCTAAGCAACGTTTTTCTTTTTTTATGTACTTGACGCAGTTGGCACAGGACGGCTGTTTCATCTGGATTCCTTTCTGTTATTGAACTTCTCAATCGTCGAGAAGTTTATTTCTCCCCATGCACGAAGTAGCTCAATGTCAATCAATATGTCCTTCCTGCCACGGTCAGGTAAACACAATTCATTTCCCCGTCGAATCGTTAGAACTTCCCTTAGCATTGGCGCCGATTCTACCGGAAGTGTAATTCTGGTATCTGGGCAAACCGGACATGCCTTGGGGCAACCCATGAGGAATGAGGACAAAACTACCACCGTCAGCAACAACAGGAGGTTTTGACGCTTCAACGCTGTCGATATACGTATTGGACTGGACTCTGACCTTTTTGATTGCATCTACAATCTCCTTATTGAGTTGGATATAATTATTTAACTGCTGGGCATACATTTCAGCAGATGCTTTTTGCAACGTTGCTTCTGTTTTGTACTTATCCCTATCAGCACGAATATCTTTTTCATGCCAACCGAACCATGCCAGTCCAGCAACTATCATTGCTACAAAGGCAATTTTCACATAAAGCAGATATGGATTTAATGTTGTCGTAATGCTTCCTATCCCTATCATTTTTATCACTCCCCTCTGCCCATAAACGCATGATGACAGGGGCCACACACAGCATGATGCACGATAAGCCCCGCTTCTTTAATTGAAATTGTGAAAGTAGCACTTGTTGCAACAAACTCTTTTTGGCAAAGAAAGCACTTCCTTCCGGTTTTTCTGTGAGGCATTATTTACCCTCCGCACAAACGGTGCAACCTTCACAGTCAAAATCCTCGTCTACATACATTCTTTCACGTACACAGTATTTACCAGCCATCATATTCTCCATGTAGTACCTGAGATTCATTCCTTGTAGCTGTGCGTAGATTATTTCCCCATGCATTGTAGATACTCATCACTACGTCTTTTTACAAGACCATCATTGACTCTGCCACCCGCCTTATTCCATTTCAATATTTCCTTGCAAGCTCCAGGATAATCGTGGACTTTCAGCTTCTTCACTAACGTGCTTTTGCAGAACGCGCTTGTACCGATGTTGTAGGTCAGCGACACGTATGCATCCCACTCGTTCTGATATAGCGGCACATCTCCAAGGCAGGCTTTCATCACCTGTTCTTTCTCCGTGACGTTCGTACCGAGTTTAACGAGTGCTCGTTCTACGCTGATCTTCTGTCCAGGCTTTACACCCTGAGTCGTGCCAAAGCCTATTGTCGGTACACCCACAGAGTCTTTATACGTATGATCTATGTATCCCTCGTGAAGTGCAATACCAATCATAGACATACCTGAGACTACGAGCATTGCTACTGTTGTTCGTTTTTTATCCATTAGACACATCCTCTTGAGCCACAAGACGCGCTACAAAAGCCGCGGCTACGAAGATGAAACTCAAAATAGCGAACGGACGGCGGGAAATAGTATCCGAGAAAAGGGGCAACACTGCCTCAACCCCTGATAATGCTCCAGCAACAATCATTAGCCGGATGCTCCACGCCTTTTTTACGATCTGTTTCCATTCCTGATCTAGTTTCATATCATAGCTCCCGCCGGTCTTTCCCCAACCATGCTCCATGTTTATCGTTGCACCGAGTTTCAAGAGCTGTGATTCGCACTTCATGCCCATTACGGTCATCGAAAAGCTCTTTAATAAGCGTTTTCAACTCATCCAGTGTTTTTTGTAGCCCAGTAAATAACACTCTAATTGAGACAATGAAATAGCCGCCCAATAGGGCAACCGCCAGAACTAGAAACCATGTGTCTACACCCTTTAAAAACTCAGTCATTGGCAGGTCTCCTAAAGTTTATTATCCCGTGCTAACGGGCGGTCAGTATCTCGTACAACTCTTGTGGTGATATAGGACACTTGCTGATACCCAAGGCCGCTGCACAAATTTCCGAACAGTACCATTTATTCTTATCATCCGATTTCCACGGAACGATAAATCCCAAAATGCCAAGCCAGTCATATTTCTTGCCGAGTTGTGACGATACGAACGAAATCACTTTTGCTGTGTCGCCTTCAACAGGTATTTTTTCCCAGCTGCCCGGATTGAACCCCGATACAGGGATAGCCCTTACACAGTTTGTCCAGGCATCGGCACTATAGGCCATGTCGCCAATTATCAACTCACAATGGCTGTACCGGCTGTTCGTCCACCAGCGTATCAGCTTGTC